TCAAGTTCTTTATAACGACTATCATCTCTTGCAAAAAGTACAGCTATCATTGGTGATTAAATAATTTAATAATGACTTTATTAAACCATCTTCTTATCAAATAACTTCTAATAATAGATATCAATGTAAATATAAGACCAATTTGAATTGATTGATTAATAGTAATATTAAATCCAAATAATGGAAGTATATATATATTAGCAATAAAGTTAATTAAGAATCCTATAATAACATTTGCTATTGATTCAATAAATGAATTTAATCTATTTTGCATAATAATTCATGTTTAAAATAAGTCGTGATTAGGAATGTTATTAACTTCAATTACAGGTTGATTCATAGTTCGTGTAGGACAATCTTTGTATTCAAAACTAGCTGTCTCTCTGTTCTTAGATGTTGAGCCTTTAAGAATGCCTTTGCTTTCACCAACTTTACCTAGCTTTCTTGTTAGCTTCCAATCTTTTTCTCTGCTTAAACTATTAATAAAACTTAAAGCTCCTGTAGTAAGTAACACTCTAAAATCTTGTTTGTAGTATATCTCAGATACAGCATTTAAAAACTGTTTGCCAATTCCTATGCCTTGAAAGTCTGGTAATACTACCATTCTATGTATCTTCTTAAAGTTGCAACATTTAGGGTGAGGAAAGTGAGTGATTGCTGCAAACGCTATAGGAAATCCTTTATATTCTAAAGCGTAACAATGACTGCCTCTTAATATTTCATGTGTTAAATAGTGATAGTTAGCAAATGATTTCCATTCGTCAACTGACGCTGTTCTAAGTTGGAATGTAAGTTTTGGTCTTTGCCAAAGTAACCCCCTGTTAAAACTCTTTGCATTAGTATCAAATATCCAATCAGGTTGTAACCATTCAATTATATCACTATGACATGAAACAGCAATAAACTTATAGTTATTCTTTCTGATAAAGTTACTTACAGCTAATGAAGTTACTTTTGCAACATCTCTATCAACAACACTTGTAAATTCATCAAAGATAACTGTCTCATTTTTTTCTAGTAACAATCGTGCTAAGTCTACACGCATCTTTTGACCATTAGACAACAAGTGATATGGCTTCAACCAATTTAATGGGCTTGAGAAACCTACTTTTGTTAATGACTCAATAATTTTATCACTAGATAAACTTGTATCAAAGTTATCTACAATTGATTTTGACTCGTCCCATTTATGTTCTTTGAACAAATAAAACTCTTTAAACTTTTCTTTTGCTATTGTTGTTTTGCCTGTTCCACTTTGACCTACAATTAATCCTATGTTCCAATCAAAATTAGTTTCAAAGTTTACCATAAACTCATCTACAATTTCATCAAAACTAATATCATACATTTTGCATATATAATTATTACGTTCAGTCTTGTCAAACTTTGTTGTTTTAGTAATTACTGTTGTTTTTTCTGCTACTTCAAATAAATCATTCATAACTCTCTCCTAAAGTTAATAATCCCACATCCAACCTAAATTACTTTGTGCCCACACTTCAATTGAATTTTGATATTCAGTCATGTCGCTTGTGGTTAATTTTGTTGTTGACTTAATAAGTTCTACAGGCATACCTGCTATTTCTGTTTGATACCTTAAGAATTTATATCCCATTAATTCATGAATACGGTCTTTATCAATACCTGTATGTCTTGAAATGCTTGTATACAGTTCCCAAAGACGTTCATTTTGTTCCAAACTTCTGTTAAGTTTTGAATCTGTAACTGTTACACGCCAGCGTTTAGTAAAGTCAAGAGTCTTGAGCTTTTCTATAAGCTGAGGTAAATTTTGCTGCGTTAGTGACCATTTTATCATCTCTCCATCCTTTCGTTTTAAATACTTGTCCATCTTTAGATACAGCTTTATATTGTATATCATCTCCAAACAACTTTTTACATTGTTTAATAAAATCGTTTATTGTCATGGTGCTTCTCTATAACATAAAGTTTTTTGACTAAACCAAAAGTTAAACGACCCTTCCCATTGCCCATTGCGATTCTTTTGCACGAACACTTTTGCATCAGGAATTATTTTAAGCTCATCATCTGAAGTTTTACCTTCTTCAACTAGCTTTTCTTTATAACGATTTCTCCATACACAAATGATATTATCGCAGAGGTTCCGAATATGGCTAGAACCCATGATATTAGTTGCGTCAGGTATTTCTGTTTCGTCTTTCATTTTTCTTGTGTGTGCCACTAAAAAAATTTGAACTTGCAGGTCTCTGGCAGTTACAGCCAATCTATCTGCAAAGAGTTTTTGTTTTTCTAAAGACTCTTCACTAATATCACTCATTTTCATCAAGGAATCAACCACAAATACTTCCACACCTAATATGTGCTTTCCATAAAACATAGTGGCTATCATATCGTCTGAAGTAGTGGTTCCTGTTTGGTCGTAAACATACAGTTTATCTTTTGCCCGTTCACAAAACTTGCGTATGTAATCGTCTGTGGGCTCTGGTGAACCTAAAGTCTGATTTATCATCCGACCAATAGTTAATACAGGTCTCATTTCTAAAGAAGCAATTAAACATTTTGTGTTTTGTCTCATTAAAGATAATATAACTTGTGACAGCCACATGGATTTGCCATGTCCTGATACCCCTGTAAGTATGGTTAATTCCGAAGCTCTGACACGAAATCTATCTTCTGTTTTTACCCAGCCTAAAGATTTTCCTGAATTAATCTCTTCGTTAAAGTATTTTATAACGTCATCTGTAAACAAGTCGGTTGACTTTACTTTGAACTCAGCTTGACCATATCCATCATTGTAAAATTCTTGAACTGCTGATTGAGTTACTGTGAGTTTATCAATGACTTCGCCAATGTTCATATTCCACCTTCCCAAACTTTACGAACTTGCTGCACTTCACCATCATTCCAGCGTTCTTGATTAATAAGCGTTAATGGAGCAGGTGAGAATCCTTCCTTCCATGATTTACTATCTTTCATTTTCTTAACATAGCTTATAACTTCATCTGCTATTGCATCAAGATTTTTATTTGCCCATCTCTCTAAACAAGTTTTCTTATTTACTTTACGAGTTGTAGGATATAAGTCCCAAAACTCAGAAAATCTATCAGTCGTTTTAACGACATATATCTTCTCTTCTCTTTCTCTTCTCTTCTCTATGCTAACAGGTTGATAATCTTTTTCTAGCCAACCTCTAGTAAATAATTCTTTAACTATTTTATCAACAAAATCAACAGGATAATGAAGTCTAAAAGCAATCTCAAAATTATCAGGTAAAATACCATCACTTTCTGACCCTAAACACCATAATTCTACTAAAACAGCTTTTTGTTCAAAAGATAGCTTATGAATCTCAATATCATTTATATAATCTGTACCATAAAACTTGAACCAAGTCATCTTTTTTTGATACCTTGGGTTCTTAGCTTTGTAGAGATTGAACTTTTCCCAATTCTTAATTTTATACATAACTCTCCTTAAAATAGACATTCATCAAATTGTGTCAAATCTAACACAGTTTTTGCTCTAGGAATGACTTTTAGCTTACAATTAGGTCTATTCTCAAGAAACCATAGAGCAGAAGCCTTGTTACTAAAGGCTCTTAGTGGTTTTTCATCAAATTCGTCTAAAATAATAAAGCGTAAGCATTCCATAGAAAAGAACACTATCATACAAAAAAGTGCTTGTAAACTACTTTTTACTAGTTTTTTACTAGTTTTTTGCTATTTTTTGATTAAAAATGCTTGACAGACGTATTTTTGTCAGTAAAATAATTATTGTAGTATTTAACTTTAGGAGAGAAAAGATGAAAAAGGTAAAACAAGTATATGTAGGTAAAGCTGATAAATGCTTCTGTGGTTGTTCAGGGAAATGGTTTGATGCTAATAATTCTGATGACTTAACAGGTTTTTTAAAAGGCATTAATAAATTTAATAAACTTGGGACAGATAATGGCGATGACTCTTGGGACGTATCAAATCCAGATAAAAATAATATAGTTGTTGCTTTATATTATCAATAAGGAGAGAGACATGAAAATTTCAACAATGATAGTAGTATCAGTATTATTTTGGGTTTATGTATGGGGTTGCTTGCAAATCATGGGTAAGTTAGCAGGTGCAATATGATTAAAGATAATAAAGAAGCATTGACATTAGCTTTAGCATTAGCTATTACTGCACCAAACGATAAAAAAGCAGAAAAATGTGTTAAGATAGCTGACTCACTCGCAAAGAATATGAAAAGAAAAGACGTAGAGTTAGCAATGAAAAATGTTTTAGATAAGATGATTGATTCTTTGAAAGAAAAAGAAAATGAATAAATGGCTATGGTTGTTTATTTTTGTGTTTTGGGGGTATATAATATGGCGAATGGTTTAGAACATATAGCAGATATTCTTAAACGATTGAATGACGAACTTAAATTAGATAACGATAAATGGGAGAGAGAAAATGTCACAACAACAACATTACGATCAAGTAATGATGCAACAACATCAACAAGAGGAGAGAGCAAAGATGAACTATAACGAACTACGCAAGATTAATGTATCAGACCATATTGAGAAAAAGAATGGTCTATCTTACATATCATGGGCTTGGGCTGTAGACACGCTTCTACAGCAAGACCCAAATGCTACATGGTCTTATAGTGAACCCAAACAATTTGGTGAAACACTTATGGTGTTTTGCACAGTTCACGCTTTTGGTAAATCTATGACTTCACAATTACCTGTGCTTAACTTTAGAAACCAAGCTATCCCTAATCCTGACGCTATGGCAGTTAATACAGCTATGCAACGTTGTTTAGCTAAAGCTATTGCTTTACATGGTATTGGCTTATATATCTATAGCGGTGAGGACATTCCAGAGTCAGAACAGCCAACTTTAAAA